AACTGCTACTCAAGGTGCATCTCAAGTATTCACTCAATCAATAGCAGCTAATACTTGGTCTTTTGCAACTAGTATTAATTCACAAACTCCAGTAGTAGAGATTTATGACTTAGGTTACAACACTTTAATACCAACCCGTATTTACAATCCAGGACCGTTTGCTACAAATGTTTACTTTGATGTAGCACAGAGTGGTTATGCGATTATATCAACTGGTGGAGTATTAGCAGTAAGTGGATCAAATGCAGTGTTAAATCAAACATTAGCAGCGACTACTTGGTCATTTACTCACGACTTACATACTCAATATCCTGTATTCACAATATACGACATCAATAATGATGTAATTATACCTCAAAGAATCAATGTTGTAGATACTGCAAGTGCTGTAATATACTTCAGTACACCAAGAACTGGTAAGGCAGTAGCTTCGTTGGGTGGTAATATTAGCTTTACTTCACAATCAATCTCTTCTTCGTACACTGTAAGCTCTTCATTTGCAACTTCTGCTTCATACGCAGTAAGTTCATCGAATGCAGTATCAAGTAGCTATTCATTAAGCAGCTCATACGCTTTAAGTTCTTCTTATGCAGCAACAGCTTCTTCTGCAGATAATTTCTTAATTAGAAACAACGTTACAGCATCCAATGCTTTAATAACAGGAACAGTAACTGCTCAAACATTAGTAATTCAAACAATTACTTCTAGTATAGTTTATTCTAGCGGATCGAATATATTTGGTAACCAATTAACCAACACTCAACAATTAACTGGTTCAGTAACTGTAACAGGAAGTTTAGGTGTTAATGGATTTAGAGTAATTGATAGCAGTCAAACTGCTTCAATGTCTGTACTAAGTTCTAGCTTTGCTACATCAGCTTCCTACGCTGTATCAAGTTCTAATGCAGTAAGTTCTTCATTTGCTTTAACTGCTTCTTATGCGTTGAATAGCAGCACTACAGGTTCTTTTACTGGTAGTTTTACAGGTAGCTTATTAGGCACTTCATCTTATGCTAATAATGCAAACTCATCTTCTTATGCATTAACAGCATCATTTGCATTGAATGGAGGTGGTGGTGGAATTAGTGCTATCTCAATAGCAGATGAAGGAGTGTTGATTGGTACAGCTTCTTACTTCGACTTTATTGGAAACAATATCTCAGCTTCAGTAGTAAACAATACAGCATCTATTACAATCATAGGTGCAACTGGTACTTCTGCATTGACTCAATCAGTAGCAGCAGCTACTTGGAGCTTTACACACAATTTAAATACTTATACTCCATTACTTCAAGTATATGATGGATCTTACAATCAATTAATACCAAACGCTATTGTAGGTATTACACCTAACGTAGCTGAAGTAAGATTTGATTACTCACAATCTGGATATGCTGTAGCATCTAATGGAGGTAATTTAACGGTATCAGGTTCTACTGCTCAGTTAAATCAAACTTCTGCAGCGTTGACTTGGAGCTTTGCTCACAACTTAAATAGCAAGTATGTAAACTTTGAAGTGTACGATTCAAATGACTTTGTAGTTATACCTGCTAATATTAAAGTAGTAGATAATAACAACGCTACATTAACATTTGCAACTCCAACAGCTGGTACTGCAATAGCGATGTTTAGCGGTATTAATGGTGCACCTAATGCGACATCAGCTTCATTTGCAACATCTGCATCTTTAGCTGCAACTGCTTCGTATGTAGCAAGTACACCAAGTGCAGTGAGTGCTTCATATGCGACTACAGCTTCATACTTGAATCCAGTAACAAATGGATATGTAGTACTTACACAAGTATCAATGAGCTTAAACTTTGTGGACGATACTGCAGCAGCAGCAGGTGGAGTACCATTAGGAGGATTATATAGAAACGGAAACTTTATCTTAATAAGATTAACATAATATGCCAGTACAATTATCAGGTTCATTAGTAATAACAGGTAGTGTTTATGCTACACAAGGTATCACAGGATCATTCTCTGGAAGTGCTACCAGTGCTTCATTTGCATCCACTCTTCAAGGGTTAGGTAGTGCTTCATTTGCACCTGCAGGTACTTTTAATGCAGTGAGTCAATCATTTGCTACTACAAGTGGTAGCTTGAGTACGAGAGTTACTAATTTAGAATCTACTTCATCAACTGTAAGTTCTTCCTTCGCCACAACATCCGGCTCTATAGCAAGCAGAGTTAATGTTATCGAAACTAGCTATGCAACTACTGGTTCAAATACTTTTAGTAATATTCAATATATTAGTTCTTCTACTAATGCTGCAGGATTTACAACAACTGCTTCATTATACACGGATGGTGGATTAAGAGTAGGTAAAGATTCCTTTATATCAGGTACTGCATATTTTAACAATGTTGTAGTATATGGTACATCAAGCATTCAATACATTACTTCAAGTCAAGTTAACATTGGTGCAAGTTATATCAACTTAAATACCAACTTACCTGCGCAAAGATATGGTGGAATAAATGTAGCTGATAGTGGTTCAAATGTTGGTGTAACAGGTTCATTACTTTGGGATAGTTTAAACAATAGATGGATTTATGCAAACCCAAGTGGATCTACCTACGATGGTGGTATGTTAATAAGTGGTCCTAGAAACTCTACAGGACTTGGAAATGAAGTAGGTACGACATCTTGTGCATTAATGATGGGTCAAGGTGGTGATCATATTACATCTTCTGCTATTTTTAGCTACGGCAATGCTACATGTTTTTATGGCAATGCTTTGTTTGTAAGCTCAAGTTGTAGTGTCGGTGTTGGTACATCGAGTCCAAGCTACACAACAGCAAATAGAACTGTTTTAGCAGTAGATGGTAATACAAGTGCTTTATACGCTTTACAAAATACAGGATCAGCAGTAGGATATGTTTATGGTGATGCATCAAGTGTTGTATTATGGGCAGAAGGCTCTAGAAACTTAACAGTTGGTGTCGCAGCTGGTGGCTGTACTATATTAACAACTAATAATAGTAGTAGGCTAACTATTAGTCCTGTAGGTAATGCTACGTTTGCTTGTAATTTAACAGCATTATCAATAACTACAAGTGCTTATTCTTATTTGTATGGATTGAGAATTAGTGGTAACGATACTGGTAATACGATTTATGCTGGTAACTCGAGTATGGGTATTACTGCTGATAGTGGAAATAGGATATTTGTTGGACAGGTAGGTAGCTCAACTGCAGGTTTAAATGTAATTACAGCTACCGGCAATGTATCAATTGGAACAGCAAGTCCAACTCAAGCGTTAACAGTTAATGGGAATGCAGCAGTTGGTGGACAACAAGCATTTTGGTTAAGAGACGATGATGGTTTTAGTAGTTCATCTGCAAGAAGAGCTTGGGCTATGACAGCTAACTATGCTGCTTTTGGAATGCTAAGTTTATACGTCGCTAATACAGCTGCTACGAGTCCATTATCAGGAAGTGCGGTATTTAATATTACAAGTGGGGGAATTGTTGGTATAGGTACCACAAACCCCTCAGGTAGATTAAATGTATACGGAGCTAAGCAAGCAATCACATCAGATGTTGCTTTAGTGAATGTTGATGATAGCACATCTTTTGCTACTGGAGTTGGTGGTAGTTTGCTTTTAAGAGGAAACTATAGAAGTATTGGTGATCAAGTAGCTGGAGCAGGTATTGAAGCCTCTAAAGTAAACTCAACAGAAGGAGACTATGGCTTCAATATGCTCTTTTATACAAGACAAAACGGATGTTCACTTGGTGAGAAAATGCGCATTCAAAGTACAGGTCAAGTAGGCATTGGTACGACAAATACATCAACAGAAGCAAATCTATTCTTAGGCGCTCAAGGCCCAATAGAAGGTGGTCAATTAGTATTACAGAAAGGAACATCTTGTAGCTGCGCAACACATTTAGATAACTATCAAGATTCATTTAGAATATTAGTAGGTACAGATACAGGCAGTACTGGTGTTAATATGTCGATAAATCATAAAACAGGAATTGTTTGTACTCCATTCGGTATTAAGTTTGGAGGAGGAGGTGGAGTTTTAAATTATTATGAAGAAGGCACATTCACACCTTGTATGTCTATTGGAGGAATGGGTGTATATTATTCAAATAGAGCTGGATCCTATATTAAAGTAGGTAACTTAGTAACAGTACAAGTTTACTTAGCTGTTTGTTTTTGTGGTACTTATGCTGGTACTGGTTTTAATGTAACTAATTTACCTTTTGCTACATCAACAGCAGGAGCTGTAGAAGAATATGCAGCTTCATTTTGGCAAGTAAATGCAGCGGGGGTACAAAGTATAGGTGCAGTAACTTCTAGAGGAGCTACACAAATAGGATTTGCATGTAGAGGTACAAATGGATCCATGAATGTTAACCTAGCACCTACAGCAGATTCAACAGTAAGAGATTTAAATTTCACAGTAACTTATAAAGCATCATAACATGGCATTAGCAGAAAAAACAATTATTGATTTGATTGAAGTTTTAGAAACAAACGTAATTCAAATAAGAGAGGCAACTATCATCGAAAGAGATGGAGTTGAGATTTCAAGAACATTTAATAGAAGTACAGCTACTCCAGGAGATGATATTAATAATTTAGCTGATAAAGTTAAAATTATTGCTCAAACTCTATGGACTCCCGAAGTAATAGCTGAATATCAAGAAAAATATAACAAACCAGTAGTATAATGATACTAAACTCACCATACATCTCAGGTTCACTAATAGTAACAAGTAATGGAACAGTAAGTGGATCTCTCACAGTCCTAGGAGGAATTACAGGTGCTATCACAGGCTCAGCTACTTCAGCATCGTATGCAGTAAGTGCTTCCGAAGCATCAAAGCTTCAAGGGTTAGGTAGTGCTTCATTTGCACCTGCAGCAACTTTCAATACAGTAAGTCAATCTTATGCAGCAGCTTCTGCTAGCTTAAGTACAAGAGTTACTAATGTTGAAGCAACTGCTTCTACTAACACCCAAGCATCAGCATCGTTTGCTACTATGAGTGGTAGTTTGAGTACTAGAGTAACTAATCTTGAAGCTACAAGTTCAACTGTAAGTTCTTCTTTTGCTACTACTTCTGGTTCGATAGCAGGAAGAGTAACTTTGATTGAAGGTCAATATGCGACTACAGGAAGTAATAACTTTACTAGACCGCAACAGATTTCTGATGTGTCAAATGCTATTAGCTTCACATCAACAGCTTCTTTGTATACAGCAGGAGGCTTAAGAGTATCAAAAGATTCTTTTATATCGGGAACGGCTTACTTCAACAACGTAGTTGTTTATGGCACTTCTTCAATTCAATATTTGACTTCAAGTCAAGTAAATGTTGGTGCAAATATCATTAACCTAAACACCCAAACTCCAGCAGTTCGTTATGGTGGTATGGCTGTAGCCGATTCCGGCTCAAATGCAGGTGTAACTGGTTCTTTACTTTGGGACTCAGAACAAAATAGATGGATTTATTCTAATCCTTCTGGTTCGACTTATGATGGTGGAATGTTAATATCCGGTCCTAGAAATACAACTGGTTTAGGTAACGAGGTAGGCACAACTTCTTGTGCTTTGATGATGGGTCAAGGAGGAGATCATATAACTTCTTCTGCAATATTTTCATACGGCAACGCAACTTGTTTTTATGGACAGTCGTTTATAAGCTCAAGCGGTGCTGCTTGCTTTGCAAGCACTGTAAGAGTAAATGGTACACTGTATGCTAATAGTGCTGGAAGTCAACTACAAATAGGAGGTGCAGGTACTGGTACTTTATCAGGAATATTTCAAGGTACTAATACAGATGTTTTGTTTATCGGAGATTGGAACACCGCTACAAAAGGTATAAATATAAATGTCAGTAGTGGTAATGTTGGTATGGGAACAAACTCTCCTAAGCTAGGATTACATGTATGTAGCGGTGCATCTACTGCTCCAGCAACAACAGGAACTACTCCTAACGGTATAGCTTTATTCCAACCAAATGACGGAAATAATGCAATACTAATAGGAGCTTACCCAACATCACCATTTGGTAATTGGGTACAATCACAATCAACAGCTGCTTTAGGCACAACTTATCCACTAATACTACAGCCTAATGGTGGTAATGTTGGTATAGGAATAGCGAGCCCACTTCAAACGACTGCAAATAGAACAGTGACTACTATTAATGGTACGTGTCAAGTAATTTTAAATTTGGGAATAAGCGGTGTTTTAGGGGGATATTTTTATGCTGATACATCCGGTGCCGAACTTTATTCAGCAAAAGATCTAACACTAACATCAACAGGAGCCTGCTCTACGTTATTTTATACAAACGGTTCTGAGAAAATGCGTTTAACATCAGGGGGTAATTTAGGCATAGGAGCTGCTTCTCCAATAGCAAAACTTCATACTTGTACAGCATATAATGCTAATAATTTACAGGCTGTTTTTGGAAATAGTAATGGTTCTATAAACTATCTTACTTACGATACTGTAGTTATTCAAGCTGATGACGTAACAACTTTAAAGTTAGTAGAAAGAAATGTAGGATCTGTAGATCAAGTGCTTACTATGGCTGTTGGAGACGGCACTTCCAGAATATCAACGACTTGTTCAAACTTACTACAATTCTTTGTAGGAGGAAGCCCAGCAGCTTGCGGATATAATGGACTAAGCGGTACAAACGCACTATCTATCACTAGTGCTGGCAATGTGGGAATAGGAATAGCGTCTCCAACTTATCAACTACAAGTATCATCAGCTTCGGGGGGTCAAATATCAGTAAACAGTACTGTAACAAATACTTGGCGTGGTCTTGTATTTCAAAATAACGCAGCGAGTGACGGAACTGAATACGCTTACATTAAGTACAACGCTACCTCAGGTGAATTGAGATACTATGCAAATCCAGCTGCATTTGGAGGTTTTACTTCATGGTATTCTAATAACACAGAATCTATGAGATTAAGCGCTGCCGGTAATTTATTTGTTGGTGCGTCTTCAAATACGGGCTTTGCTTCGTATCATAGAATAACTGTAAACGGAGGTGTATCACAAGGTAGTAACTTTTTATCGATAGATAACGGTACTGAATATAGTATGCTAGCTCAAGCTGTTAATGGAGCCGGATATAATGGCGCATCAGCGGGACAATTGGTAGGTAGAAATACATCCACACTAAGATCAATAAATGCCGGTGGTACAGTCAATGCAAGTGGTACTGACTATGCTGAATATATGACTAAAGCGGTGGAAGATGCTATTGCAAAAGGTGATATTGTAGGAGTAGATTCAAATGGATTACTAACTAATATATTTGCAGACTCTGTTTCTTTTGTAGTTAAGTCGACTAATCCATCTTACGTAGGAGGTGATACTTGGGGAAGTGTAGATGTTATAGGCAAGTTGCCGATTGAAGCTACAGAAGAAGAAAAAGCTGAGTACCAAGCTAAGTTAGAAATAGAAAGAGCAAAAGTAGATCGAATAGCATTTTCAGGTCAAGTTCCTTGCAATGTATTAGGAGCAAATGTAGGTGATTACATTATACCGATTGAATTAGAAAATGGTAAAGTAGGTGGCCAAGCAGTAGCTAACCCAACACTAGATCAATATAGAATATCGGTGGGTAGAGTTTGGAAAATAATGGAAGACGGACGTGCTTGGATAGCAGTCAAAATAGGATAATAAAAACTATTTATATAAAACGAAGAAATAACTCATGTTAATCAATAACGCAGTCATAACAGGTTCATTTATAGTAAATGGGGTAGACGTAACCGGAATCACCGGATCATCAGCAATCTCAAGTTCTTTCCTGGCCTTAAGCAGTTCATACGTAATTACCTCAGCATCATATGCTCAATCATCGGCTTCTTTAAGCATTAGAACGTCAAATTTGGAAGCAACTTCAAGTACAGTGTCTTCCTCATTTGCAGCTACTTCTGCGTCAATTTCCTCAAGAGTTACTAATTTAGAAGCAACTTCTTCAACAGTAAGTTCTTCTTTTGCAACGACTTCTGGTTCAATTTCTTCAAGAGTTACTTTGATAGAAGGGCAATATGCTACGACTGGATCTAATACATTTACAAAACCGCAGCAAATTACAGATGTTAGCAATGCTATTGGTTTTGCATCAACGGCTTCTTTGTATACGGATGGAGGTTTGAGAGTGAAGGGTGCTGCTTTTATTTCGGGAACAGCTTATTTTAACGACGTAGTCGTTTATGGTACATCTTCAATTGAATATATTACAAGTTCGCAAATTGCTATTGGAACAAATTTAATTACTTTGAATACGGATACACCTGCAATAAGATTTGGAGGGATATCGGTTTTCGATTCGGGAAGTAATAACTTGAGTACTGGTTCATTATTTTGGGATAGTGAAAAAGATAAGTGGATTTATAGCAATCCTTCTGCAAGTACCTATGATGGTGGAATGCTAATTTCTGGTCCTCGTAATACATCAGGTCTTGGAAATGAAGTAGGAACTACTAGTTGCGCTTTAATGATGGGGCAAGGTGGTGATCACATTACTAGCTCTGCGATATTTAGCTATGGTAATGCAACGTGTTTTTATGGACAGTCCTATATTAGTTCTTCAGGTACTGCTTGTTTTAGTGGGCAGATTTGTAGTAACACTTTATCAACAATAAGCACAACTACTGCTTGTAACTTTGTGACAAGCGGAAATACACTTTTTGGTATTACTTTAAAAGGTAGAGCATCAGATAATTTTGGTGCTATTGGATTTTATAGCAGTGATGGTGGAACAAGATATGGTTACATACAATCACATTGTACAAATGGTGGACAATTAATAGTAAACGGTGATGGTGGTGGACAATTAATACTTGATAATAGGGGTGTTGTTTTAACTAATGCTTTGACAGGTACAACTGCTTGCTTTGGAAATACAGGAACTGGAAATAATGTACTTTTAATTTCAAATAACGACCAAAGTAATACTAGACTTAGAATTACAAATACAGGAAGTGGAGGAAGAACGTACAGTATTGTTGGTGGTCTTAATGGTGCCAATAATTCTTCTTTATCAATATATGATGAAACAGCATCATCAACAAGACTTGAAATAAATTCAACAGGTATAACTTGTTTTGCTTGTCAAATATGTGCTCCTCAAGCTATCATTTGTGGAACAGTCTTGGGTGATAGATTCGGATCAGGTATTACTTCTATGAGTGCTTGGGGAAGTCCAGTAGCTCCAATAATAGAAGGTAGAGAAGGAAATAATATAGGAAATTATATAGGTTTACCGGAAATGTACGTTATCTCTAACGGGTATTATAATGGAACAAGTTACATTAAAAAAGGAGGGTATGGATCAGCGGGCATAGTGCTTAGCGGATATAATCAGAATATATTGTTTCAAGGAGCAACTTCTCAGGGAGCTGGATGTTCTTTTAGCTTTTGCACATTAATAAAGATTGATACAACAACTGGAGTATCTTGCTTTTGCAACACAGTTTGTTCATCTAGATTTTTCACCTCAGGTATAGGTACATTCTTATCAGCTGTATGTAGTAACTATGTAGTAACCTTTTGCGATACTGGGGATGCTAGATGGCTACAAAACTACGTAGGAAACGCATCGGTTTATAATGGCGCAGCGGATAATACTGTAAACAAAACAATAGCAGGTTTATCTTTTAACTGGTACAGTGAATGTTGGCAAATGGGTGCTACTAGAGGAAGTTCTACAGATATAGCATCTTTTGTAATAGGTAGAAATGGAACAACTCTAGGAGTTATAGGTATTGGAGGATCAGCTTGCTTTGCTGGCACAGTTTGTACACCATTAGCAAATCCAAGAAACTTATCTATTACTACAAGTGCACTTCACGGAATAAAAACTTTTGAAGGAGGACCAGCTTCTTCTTTCACAATCAATCTTCCTGCAGAATATCCAACCCTACTTTTATCGGGAGGAAACGTTTGGGGAATTATAGGCAAAACAACTTTCTTTGGATCAGGAGGTACAGTTGAAGTGAGAGACTTTTATATAGGTAGAAACAGTGGAGGTAGTTGGTCATCTGCTAATTATGGTCCTTCCTCTTGTACAGCAGCAATTCTACAATCTGTAGTAGGATCAGGTACTTGTATAATAATCAACATGAATGCGAATAGCTACATAACTACTGAAATAACAGCAATGGTTAGATAACAATATAAAATAAAACATGCTACAATATTTTTCATCCGTAACAGGTTCACTAACAGTAAATGGTAATTTAGTCGTATAAAATTATTCATCTATTTATATCAAATAAGTTATATGGCTATTGTATATAAGCATATAAGGTTGGATACAAACGAGGTTTTTTATGTGGGAATAGGCTCTAACAAAAAAAGAGCTTACTCAAAAGCAAAAAGAACTAAGTTATGGCATAACATAGTAAATAAAACAGATTATACCGTTGAAATAACACATAGGGATTTAATATGGGAGGAAGCTTGTACAATTGAAAAGTACTTAATTAGCTTTTATGGAAAAAAAGCTGATGAAACAGGTACTTTAGTAAATTTAACAGATGGTGGAGATGGTAGGTGTGGATCTAAGCCATCTCAAGAGACTAAAGAGAAAATGAGTAATTCTCATAAAGGTCTTAACACATGGCAAAAAGAAAGGTATTTAAAAGGCTTATGGAATCCCGTGCAAACTTACACTGATGAATATAGAAAGAAGTTAAGCGACGCAGCTAAAAAAAGAGTAAAAATAGAGTGTCCACACTGCCACAAAATTGGAGCTCCTGGACCTATGAAAAACAGACATTTCGATAATTGTAGAAAAAAACAAACAACATGACAAAATACTACGTATTAAAACAAGCATTTGTGAATGCCGAGATTTGGGTGAGTCAATTTGGACCTGATGATCCAATCTACGAATATCCAACCGAAGCAGAAGCGCAAGCAAAATGTGACGAATTAGCAGCCGAAGATCCAAACCGAAGATTTAAGGTATCTGCTGTGTAACTAAACACGAATATTCATCTATTTATATGGGAATAATCCCAGCAAAAGATGATAATAGATAGTCCTATAATTAGTGGATCACAGAATGCTTCAGGTCCACTTACTCAGATTGGCAATGTACAGATTACTGGTAGTTTAAGTGTTACCGGTACCATAAATGGTAGTATTACAGGGTCTGTTACTTCGGCTTCGTATGCGACAACAGCCGAGTTTTTGGATGGTTTGGACTCTACTTCTTTTGTTTTTACGTCTTCTTTCAACACTTTTTCAGGGTCTGCAGCAGGTAGAATCACTAATTTGGAAGCTTTCAGTTCTTCCTTGGATGCTACTTTTGCTACCGATGCATCTGTAACTGCTTCAATACTTGTTTTATCTGGGTCAGTTCAAGCTAGTCAAGCTGCTTTAAGCAGTTCTTATACTATTACTTCTGGATCTTATGCTTCAGCATCTGGTTCTTTAAGTATTAGAACGACAAATTTAGAAGCTACCTCAAGCACTTTAGTAGCTGCTTCAAGTTCATTTGCAGCCGACTCTGCTTCGTTATCTACAAGATTGACTGGAGATGAAACTAACATAACTACTTTAACTAATGCTTCGGGTTCATTTGCAGCTCAGTCTGCAAGTCTTTCTACAAGAATTACTCAAGACGAAACTAATTTTACAAACTTATCTAGTTCGTTTGCTACAACATCGGGTAGTTTAAGTACAAGAGTTACTAACCTAGAATCTACTTCTTCAACTGTAAGTTCATCTTTTGCTTCTACGAGTGGATCAATTTCAGGTAGAGTAACTTTGATCGAAGGTCAATACGCAACTACTGGTAGTAACGTATTTACTGGTCCACAGTTTATTAACCAAGCAAGCAATGCTATTAGCTTTACAAGCACAGCTTCCCTATACACACCGGGTGGTGCTAGAATTACAAAAGATCTTTTCGTTTCAGGAACATCGTATTTTAACAACGTAGTTGTTTACGGAACATCTAGTATCCAATACATTACAAGCTCTCAAGTTAATTTTGGAACAAATATCATCACAGTAAACACAGATACTCCTGCAGTGAGATTTGGCGGACTTGCAGTATTCGATAGCGGATCAACTCAACTTACTGGTTCGATGTTATGGGATAGTGAGAGAAATCACTGGATCTATTCTAACCCATCAGGCAGTGCTTACAACTCGGCTATGCTAATGAACGGACCTCGTAACACTGGATCGTTAGGAAGTGAGCAAGGAACTACATCATGTGCTTTGATGATTGGTCAAGGTGGTGATCATATCACCTCTTCAATGATTTATAGCTATGGTAATGCGACTTGTTTTTATGGACAATCTTTTATAAGTGCGAGTGGTGATGCTTGCTTTAGTGGTCAAGTTTGTGCTCCTACAGCAAAAATAGGAAGTAATACAACTGTTAATAGTGGCAATATTACATTTGCTGGTTATCCAACTTCTGTATGCTTTGGAAATGGACAAAATCTTTATGATAATGGATCAGGTGGATTATCTATAAGCTCACCAACATCAAATATCCAATTTGAAACCTCAGGTTCTACTAAACTTAATATTTCACTTGCAGGTGTAGCTACCTTCTGTTGCCAAGTTTGCGCTCCTTCCTTTATAGGAGGAACAATCTCAGGTACAAATGCTTCACTTAGTGGTGATTTTTGTTATACATCTGCTGGTGATGTTTCATTTAATTCAAAAGATTCAAATATAAAAGCAAGATTTACAGGAAATAATGCTTCTGCACAAATTGGTTTATTTAGATGTGGCACAAGTAATGGCGGTGTTTATATTGGTGGAGATTCTGGTAATTTTAATGTTTATAAAGATGATTTTTCTTGTACTTTAATGCAAGTATCTTCTACAGGTAATGCTTGTTTTAGAAGTTCTGTTTGTGCTCCAATAGGATGCTTTACTACTTCGTGTGCTACTGGCTTAATAACAACACAGTGTGCTATTATAGGTGCTAACTCATATAACGCTCTTTATTTGAGAGATACCGGATGGTGGGTAGGTTTACTATCTGCAAGCGAGGCTTGTTGGGGATCAGATAGTTTAGTAATTAGCGTTCCGAATAATAGACCATTCGTTGTTCAAAATCTTGCCACAGCTTGTAGAATATCAGGATGTGTAATGCTATATGCAGATGCTTCTATAAATAAGATAGGTATTAACACATGTTCTCCAAAAGAAGCACTACATGTTGCTGGAGCTATAGCAACTACTGGTACTGCAACTTGTGCTTTTGCTAGTTCATCTACAATGGATTGGTATGCAGCAGGAACAAGAATAATATCAAGAGGAGCAGATACATCAACTAGAGGTACATTTAGAGTATTATCAGAAACTTCAAATTCTAGTGTATCCTGCTACACTCTCTTTATAGATAGCTCAGGTGTATCATGCTTTGCTTGTCAAATATGTGTAGGAGGAATGGTAGCTTTAACAAATTCGACTTTTGGAACACCTGGCACCGAAGGGGCATTTAGAATTAGAATGGCAGATAATGGTGGTGTTAATAATGATCCTGGTATTGGATTAGATGGTTCTGCTGGAGGTGGTGAAAGAATGTGGTTTAATACTTTAGGTGGTTTTTACTTTAATCTTGGAACAGGAGGAACTAAGATAAATATAGATAGTGCAGGTGTAGCATGTTTTTGTACTACCATCTGTACAGGAGGTAGCATACTTCCAACATCTAATGGTGCTCAAAATTTAGGCTCATCCTCCTATAGATGGTGTACAGTATACACATCTGACTTATCATTAAATAACGGTATAGGTAACTATACAATAGTAGAAGGCGAAAGCGATTTATTCTTATACAATAATAATTCATGTAAGGTGTTTAAATTCTTGTTACAAGAAGTTTGTCCTGAAATAGCACCTGCAAAACGATCAATATAATATGGAACCAAAATACTATGTAATTTTTAATGTATCTGAACTTATCAAAATAGATTTTGATCAAGTGTACGAAACATCAATTGAAACAGTGAGAAAATCTTTAGATGGTACTTTAACATTTGTTAAGTATAAAGATGAAGCAATGCCTTCTAGTGTAGTTAGTCTTGAAACTAAAGTAGGACCTTACTCGCATACTGAGATCTTAGAAATACTATCAACTCCTGAATGGACTGATCCAAATCCACTTCCATAGTTTATGCCAATTAATTTATCCAATAACCAATTAAACTCTCTAGGGACACAATTCGCAAATCAAAAAGGAATTGTTACTAGTGGAAGTATTATCTATTTGGATGCTGGAATTGCCAACTCTTATCCTGGATCTGGAACTACGTGGACTGATTTAGGAGTAAGTGGGTTTAACGGTACGTTAATCAACGGACCAACATTTACTACATCTAATGGAGGGGCAATTATATTGGATGGATCAAACGACTACATTAATACAGCAAATTTCCAGTATAATTATTTTACAATCTGCTTATGGGTATACCCAGGATCAACTCAAAATACGTACGCTGATATTTTAGATGCCTCACACACTGGTAATCAAAACTTTAATATTCAGCAGAATGCTGCAAATACAAACCAATATGAATTCGCTATGATTGGGGCATCAAGCGCTAGCTCTTCTGGTCTTTTTACCTTAGTATCTAACACTTGGACTTTTTTAACTTTTACTTGGGATAATGATAAGGTGAGAGGTTACATTAATGGTACTATATTTGGAACTGGAGCATCTGCTGCATCTAATTTTCAAAGTCCATTTTTACGATTAGGTGCTTGGTGGGGAGTTGGAACTGTTTCAAGATATTGGAATGGGAGATATGGAGCTTTTTATGCATATAATCGTGTATTATCCGGTGATGAAATTTATCAAAATTTCGATGCTCAAAGACAGAGGTATGGAATTTAAAAATTTAAAAATATGCCATTAGATATAGGAGGAAATCAAGTAGTTAACACAAGAGCAAGTCAGCTTGTCAACACCTACCCTGTGTTTGATGGATTACAATATTACCTGGACGCAGGTTTAGTAAGCTCGTATCCAGGATCAGGAACAACATGGTCTGAGTTTACAGGAAACTATCCAAGTAATTCAGGAGTGTTGACCAATGGTCCATCCTTTTCAACTTCAAATGGGGGTTATATAGCATTTGATGGAACTAATGACTATGTTGATTGTGGTTCTTTTGCAGGAAATTTTATAAGCAATCCCGCTTTAAACAGCAATATAATTTCTTTTGGATGTTGGTGCTATGCTATCGGAGGTTTATATATAATGTCAACAGGAGCTCAAACTAGTGATATGGGAATAGCATTTTCGTATCAAAGTGGCACTCCATTTTATGCTATTAAAGGATCAGTTGAGGGATTATTTTACATAAGCAGTCCTAGTACTAACTTTCCTACTAGTACATGGATTTATTGGATGTTTGTTTCTGATGGATCGACATTAAAAGCATATAAAAACGGAATTTATTTAGAACAAGGAAGTTTAGTGGCAGGCAGTAATCCGGATAGTTATACTAACCTTACACTAGGAGTACCAAACAACAATACAGGTGCTTACTTTTTTAATGGTAGAATAGGAGCAGTTCAAATATATAATAGAGCTTTAACAGCTACTGAGATTTTACAAAATTATCAAGCACAAAGACAAAAATACGGATTATAATATGGCATTTAACGTAGGAGGAAATAATATAACGTATAACCACATAAATTATTATAACAATTTAAATATTGTTAGAGATAGTCTTTTGACATATGTCGATGCTGGTATAATAGCTTCCTACAGTGGTAGTGGAACTACTTGGACCGATATAAGTAATAATAGTAAAAATGGTACTTTAACCAATGGTCCAACTTTTGTTACTGGAAGTGGAGGTGCAATAGTTTTAGATGGTAGTGATGATACTATCGAGTTTGGATCTTCATTTTCAATTAATACTTTTTCAATTTGTGTGTGGGTAAACGCAGGCTCTACACAAGGGGTATACGCCGACATACTCGATAATAATCACCGAGGAGGTACAAGTTACGTATGTCAACAAGACTATACCAATACCAATCAATTCGGATTTGGTGTTGGTGACGGAAGTGCTGGTAGCAGCACTAGTGTTTTTACACTAACAGCAAACACATGGTACTTTTTAACTTTTACTTTTCAAAACCAAACAAAAGGCTATATAAACGGAACATTATTTTCTACAGGTGCTGTATGTGGAAATCCAGTGTATACTGGTATAGAATCTTTTAGGCTAGGAGGATGGGGAGGTGGTGGTCGAAACTTCAATGGGAAATATGGAAGTATGATTTTTTATACTAGAGCATTATCGGCAACAGAAGTATTGCAGAATTTTAATGCTACTAGAACTCGATTTGGAATTTAACTAACTTTTACTTATATTTATATTAAATAAGTTTTAAATGGAAAAATACGTTGTGTTCCACGTCGAGGGCGGTCTCGGTAAAAACGTCGCATCTACTGCAGTAATCAAGAATATCGCAGAAAAGCATAAGGATAGAAAGCTAATTGTAATGGCTTCGTTTCCTGAAGTCTTCTTAAATAATCCCTACGTTCATAGAGTGTTTAGAATGGGTATGACACCATACTTTTGGGAAGATTATATCTCCGGTAAGGATACTATTGTACTCAAGAGAGAACCTTACTTCGAAACTAATCACATTATGCAAAAGACTCCACTACACGAGACTTGGCATAAGATGTACGATCTTCCATACAACAAAGAGAAAGATCTTCCAGAGTTATTCAACAACATGATTCAGACAGAGATGTCTGCTACTTGGAAAAGACAAAGACCTATCTTACTTCTTCATACAAATGGTGGTCCTTTAATGGATGGTGCACCAATCTATGCTTGGACTAGAGATATGCCAAGATACGTTGCAGAGACTATTATTCAAAACTATGCACAACAGTATCATATTATCCAAGTAGTAAAACATGAATCTCAAGCTATCCAATCTCCAATGGTTGAAGTAGTTCACAGATCAATGTCTAATATGGAATTATTTTCTTTAGTTAGAGCATCTGCAAAGAGAGTATTAATTGACTCTTGTTTACAACACGCAGCTGCAGCTTACAAATTACCTTCTACAGTACTTTGGATTGGAACACATCCAGAAATGTTTGGTTATTCAATGCATACAAACGTTAAAGCTAAGAAACCAACAGGTAATGTTAAGAATATTGATGGAGCTTATTTTGATTATCAGTTAGATGGTCAGTTCCACGAATGTCCTTACAACTCACCTGATGAGATCTTTGATATAAACGAAGTATTGAAGGCTATAAACAAAGCGTAATGCAGGTCATCTATAGAATTAGCGATACGGGCTATCAAAAAGAAAAGCCTAAGTATATCAATAATCAAAACTGCCTATTAAACGCATTAAGAACGTTTAATAAAGCATCTTGGTGGGTGATTGCTGATAATGTAGGTGAAGAAACTAAAGCGTTTTTAAACAGGGAATTAAAGACTATAGAGCATGTTAGTGTAGGTCATGGTGCAGGAACATTTAATCTCGCTTTAGACTTTGCTTTGAATTTACCTGATGAAGAGATTGTTTATTTCTTAGAAAATGATTATCTTCATAAACCGAATGCAATGGAGGTAATACAAAGTGCTTTCGAAATGTATCTTGGAATTGAATACGTAACTTTATACGATCACCCAGACAAGTACATGGATCCAGGCAACGGAGGAAATCCATACTGTTATGGTAAAGCAGAAAACACAAGAGTATTTTTAGGTCAATATTGTCATTGGAAATTAACTAATTCAACCACTATGACATTTGCAGCCAAAGTAAGAACACTAAAGCAAGATGAAAAAATATTAAGAAAATGGACAAGTGGAACTCATCCCCATGACTTTCAAATGTTCTTCGACTTAAGAGATAAAGGTAGACAATTAATATCCTCAATACCAGGATATGCAACACATGGTGAAACTAAATGGTTAGCACCTTTAACAAATTGGGAAACTCAGTTATGAAAAAATTAGCAGCACTTATTATTGAAGATAGATTCTTCGAAGATTTTGGAAAGACGTGTTATGACCACATGAAATATTTACCGGAAGGTACAGATTTATATGTCTACACGTCAGAAGAAAACAAGCCTAAATACGACGAGCAGTTGATTAATTACAAGATCAACGCAACATTCTTGAATTATAACCAAAATGCAGAGATTCCATTCTCAATTAAATACATAAATGGAGTAGATCAGTTCTTAGCAGATCCTCATATGAAAGCTCTTTTCAATATGTGTATGGTTATGACTACACCTGAATTTTGGAAGGATTATTTTGGATATGAAAGAGTGCTTATCTTCCAAAGAGATTCGGCAATTTTGCGCACTGGAATTGAAGAATTCTACGAGTATGATTATATAGGTGCACCTTGCTATAATTTTGTGAAAGACCAAACTATCCAAAATGGTGGATTATCGCTTAGGAATCCAAAAATTATGGAATACATTTGTAGATTATACGGATGGAGTTCAGATTTACAGGATTTAATGGTGGTTGGACAGTATTCTACAGCATCTTTCTTCGCAGAAGATATATTCTTCTGTTTACGTATGATTAAGTATAACGCAGGGATTTTAGCACCTTTAGAAGCAGCCAAGAAGTTTTCTTGCGAGTCAAAATTCGAATTAGGCGCGTTTGGATACCATAGAATCAACGCTTATATGACTGAAGACGAAGTTAAAAGCATCCAAAACCAGTACAACTAATCGTGTATTTTAATCTATTTATACTAGAATAGATTAATCTACCTAGCGAATGAAAATAGTTACCGCCGACATCACAGGCTCATTAATAGTAAATGGAGTAGACGTAACAAATAACGTCGTATCTTCTTCCGTTTTTTCAGGTTCAATAGCAGGAAGAGTTACCAATCTTGAGCAGTTTAGTGCTTCTTTAGATGCGACTTTTGCAACCGACGCTTCGGTAACAGCTTCAATCTTAGTACTTTCTCAATCAGTTCAAGCTAGTCAAGCTGCTTTAAGCAGTTCTTATGCTTTAACTTCAGGATCTTACGTAGCTGTTTCAGCTTCTTACTTAGCTACATCCGCTTCTTATTTAACTACATCAGCATCTTATGCAGCGGCTAGTGGTTCACTGAGTGTACGAGTTACAAATACCGAAGCAACAGCTTCTACTAATACTCAAGCATCAGCTTCATTCGCAGCTCAATCAGCTAGTCTTTCTACAAGATTGACTACCGACGAGACCAATATCACTACCTTAACTAATGCTTCTGCTAGTTTTGCAGCTCAGTCTGCAAGTTTATCTACAAGATTGACTACTGATGAAACTAACATCACAACATTAACTAATGCTAGTGCTAGCTTTGCAGCACAGAGTGCTTCTTTAAGTACTAGATTGACCACAGATGAAAGCAATTACACTAACTTATCTTCTTCTTTTGTTGCAGAAAGTGGTTCTATTTCAGGAAGAGTTACTACGATTGAAAGTAAATACGCAACAACTGGCTCGAATACTTTTACTAACCTACAGTACATTAATGCAACAACAAATGCACAGGGTTTTACAACCACTGCATCTTTGTACACAGACGGAGGTTTAAGAGTTAGTAAAGATTCATACGTATCAGGAACAGCTTATTTTAACAATGTTGTAGTATACGGAACTTCTTCTATACAATACTTAACCTCAAGCCAGGTTAACGTAGGAGCAAATATTATTAATCTTAATACTCAAACACCTGCAGTTCGCTTTGGTGGAATGGCTGTTGCTGATTCTGGTTCAAACGCTGGAGTAACCGGCTCAATGTTATGGGATTCAGTTAACAATAGATGGGTTTATTCAAATCCTTCCGGCAGTACCTATGACGGAGGTATGATCATCTCTGGTCCTAGGAATACGACTGGACTCGGTAACGAAGTAGGAACAACAGCTTGCTACATTATGGCGGGTCAAGGTGGTGATCACATTACATCGTCTGCAATCTACACAGATACTAATGCTACATGTTTTTATGGTAACAGCTTTGTAAGTTCAAGCGGAGCCGCTTCTTTCCCAACAAAGCTTAGCGTAGGTACTTCCAGCATTTCTTATCCATTAACAATTAACGCTAACTCAACTCAGACATCAATAGCGTTAATGAGTGGGTACAGCGATGCAGCTACAAGAAACTGGGGTATTGCTACAAATGCTTTAGCATATGGTGATTTCAATTTAGCACAGAGTAGTACTTTAGGGGGTGATCCTTTCTCAGGTACTTCTAGAATGTATTTTTCTGCAGCGGGAACTGTTTGCTTTTCTTGCCAAGTTTGTGCTCCTGCTTTTGTAGGAGGTACGGCTTGTTTTACAAGTACTGTAACAGCAGGAAGTGATGTAGTATTATCAGCTGCTAATCCATTCATATATGGTGGAACAGCAGCAGGCGGAGTTGGTGTATCTAATATCGGAGGTCAGACATACCTTAAAATTTTTGGTGCAAGCCATGCTACTACTCCCAACGTTACTACTTTTGTAAACGCTGGTAGCACAACTTTAACTATAAACGCGTCTGGAGAATCTTGCTTTGCCAATAACATTTGTGCACCTAATATTGTTACTGGATTCACAGGTAACTTATACATTTATAGATTAGGTAGTACAAACTACGCTTCCTTTAAATCAGATGGTTCAGGTAATATTATATTCACAAACGGAACTGGAGGTACACCTACAGCTAGATATGTGACGACTGCTGACGGAATAACTTGCTTTACTTGTCAAGTTTACTCTCCAAACCACATTGCAACTTCAACTTGCTCAACAGCAAATTTAAGAGTATATGGATCTAGTGGTGCTCACCAGTGGGATATGTACCTAAATGGTAACAACATTAGATTTAGTGATAATACTAGTGGTGCTGGTTGTTTTGTTGTAGATACTACAGCAACATTTGGAGGTTATGTAGGTATAGGCACTTCTCCTATTACAAAACTACAATTATATGATAGTTCGCCTAACTATATAGTATTAACGAATACGGGAGCTGATGGTGTGAGTAATGCTATCCAAGGTGGTATAATAGGTCAAGCAAGAGGATATAGTAATAACCTTGCACAAATGGCTAACATTTTATTTAGAAATAAAAATACAGCCGCTTGGTATAAAGGAGAAATAGCATTCAGCACAAATGATTCTGATGGTACAAATCCAGCTGTTTCGCCTGTTGAAAGAATGCGTATTTCTTCTGAGGGTAATGTTGGTATAGGAACTCCATCTCCAATAGCAGCTTTACAAATATGTTCTTCAGATGGACAACTAAGACTATCAGGTGATGGCAGAGCTCAAATGATACTAGGTACAAGTGCTAAAACTTGGCAATTTGAAACATCGTGTGGTGTAGGCAATGTATCTGCGTGTAGTATAGGAATAGTAGAAGCTGGATCAGGAACAAGATTCCAAATATATCCTGGTGGTGTTGCTTGCTTTCAAAATACTGTTTGTTCTCCAAGATTTATAGGTTCAAGCATTCTTACCTTTACCGGCCTTCCTACAGGCACACAATCTGTAGCTTGTCAATCAATTGAATCGTTGTGGTCTTTAGCATCAAGTAGATGTTGTGCTTCTAAAGGAGCTCAATACGGAAATGGAACTTGGTACGTTCAAGGTTCAACTACAGCTGGTAACTGGATTTATTATAAATTTATGGTTCATAATCCTGTATGGTTTAGAGCATATATCTATTTAGTAAACTATGCAGACACAGCTTTAAGAAAAGGATGTTTACAATATAGTTTAGATAATAGTGCAACATGGATAGATTTAGCAAATGCAACAAACTGGCAATTTAATGGAACTTTAGATGGTTCAATTTCACTTTCTGGTGATTCTAAATTAATAACATTAAGATGGGATAGCGGTGGATCTTCAAGTTTAGTGGGTTGGAATAATGTTGAATTTACAGCTTGTGGATCTGCTTTCTATTCAGTAAATGGATTAGGATAATAAAAGTTGGTAGTTTAACTAAAATCCTATATATTTATATACAGTAACAAAAACAAATAATATGTTAACATTAGTAGTATTAGTAATTATCGGAGCAGCAGTCTTCGTAGCTTACAAAATCACAAAGAAAGAAGATTCATCTGTTAAAACTAAAGTTGAAGTAAAAGCTCCTGAAAAAATTGAACCAGTTGTAGTTGATGACGAACCTGCAGTTCAAAAAGAAAAAGCTAAAAAGCCACAAGCAAAAAAAACAACAGCTAAAAAACAAAAGTAAAATATGGAAAAAAGTTCATTAAAGTTGCATGAGTATTACACTCTAGAAGCCGAATTAAATGGTGTAGTAAATCAGCAAACCGGACAAGTTGCATCAAAAGGGTTATTAGGCGAAAAGATCAAATTGACAACTAAGTATTGGCTAACTGATTTAGCTAAAAAAGCAGTAGCTGAAAAAGAAGCTGTAGAAAAGATCAAAGAAGAGTTGATTAAAAAGCATGGCGAAGCTGATGAGCAAGGTGGAATCAGTATCCCAATGTACATCAACGTTGTTACAAACGAAGAGGGTCAAATTGTTAGCCGTGAGGTTAATCCCAAGTTTGTAGAGTTCCAAAATGAATTCAATGCTCTTTTAGAAGAAGAAAGAGAAGTAGAACACAACGCATTCAAACTTGAAGAGTTCGATTCTGTTGAATCAGATGCAAACTATCAAGTATTTTTTAAATTAATAAAGGTAAGCGAATAATGAGTCAAACATTAACACCAGAGGAATTAAAACAATTCCAAGACCTGAGAAACGGCATTTATGAGACAATCTCAATCTTAGGTGATTTAAACTACAGAAAAACCCTTTTAGATCTTGAATTAGACGGTTTAAAGGAAACTATTAAGCAAAATGCGCTTAAAGAAAGAGATTTATTAAAGGAATTTGGTAAGAAGTATGGAGATGGCTCCATCAACTCACAAACAGGTGAAATTACCCAAGTATAATAAATTAGGTTTTGCCAGTAGTATCAGCTATTTATTATCAGAAATAAATTATCAAAATGGCAGAAGCATTAATTTCCCCAGGTGTATTCCTAACTGAGAATGACCAATCTCAAATAACAGCAGGTCCTATCACAGTTGGTGCAGCATTAGTTGGCCCAACAGTTTTAGGTAGAGTAAATATCCCAACTTTAATTACAACATACTCTGAGTACAAAGCAAAATTTGGTGCTACCTTCATTTCTGGAGGTGTATCTTATGAATACTTAACTTCTCAAGCAGCGTACAATTACTTCCAACAAGGAGGTACTTCGTTGTTAGTAACAAGAGTTGCAAGTGGTTCTTACACAAGTGCTACAGCATCTGTTGCTAGTTTGGGTGGTGCGCAAGCATTTGAACTTCAAACATTGAGTGTTGGTACAGTGATGAATAACAACTCTAGTGCGTCAGCAGCATTAGCTGTAAATGGTTTATTACCTTCTGGTTCTGCTAATAACGTTAGATGGCAAATCTCTAATGTAGATACAGCTTCTGGTTTATTTACACTCATCGTAAGACAAGGTAATGACTACACAACAAATCAAAGCGTATTAGAGACTTGGTCAAATCTATCTTTAGATCCAAACCAAAATAACTATATTGAGTATGTGATTGGTAACCAATCTCAAAATGTAACTAGCGAAGCTGGAGACTACTACGTACAAGTTACAGGGTCTTATCCAAATACTTCTAACTACATCAGAGTTTCTAATGTTTACACTCCAACTCCAAATTACTTAAATCCAAAAGGTCAAGCTTATTCTTATTACACAGCTTCTTTACCAGCAGCTGGTAGTGGTTCATTGAATGGTGCGTTTGGTGGTGCTAGCGGTCCTTTATATGGTTGCTTAAATGATTCTACTTGGACTACAACAGCTCCATTGAATCTTTATGAGAACATTAAAGCAGTAGCAGCTAGCTCAGATGCAAATAACGTTCAAGGTTTAAGAGCAACTGACTACGATGTAGCAATTACTTTGTTAGCTAATACAGATGCATACGCTTACAATGCGTTATACACACCTGGTATCAATAGCCAAAACGCTTCTAGCGAAATTGCTGCTATCTTAAGTACAGTTCAAAACCGTGGAGATGCTATTGCAGTAGTGGATGTTGTTACTTACAACCAAGCTGTTGCTACAGTAACTTCAATTGCTCAAGGATATGATAACTCATATGGTGCTACATATTGGCCATGGGTACAAATCAGATCAGTTGAAACTGGTAGATTGAACTTCGTTCCTGCTTCTACAATTGTTCCTGCTGTATACGAATACAACGATAAAGTATCTGCTGAGTGGTTTGCACCTGCAGGTTTGAATAGAGGTGGTTTACCAACAGTAATCCAACCAGAAAGACGCTTAACTGTAGGACAAAGAAACACTTTGTACTCAGGAAGAGTAAACCCAATCGCAGTATTCCCAGGTCAAGGTACAGTAATATATGGTCAGAAGACTTTACAAGCTGCAGCTTCTGCTTTAGATCGCGTAAATGTAAGACGTTTATTGATCGCATTGAAGAGCTACATTGGTCAAATTGCTGAAACATTAGTATTCGAACAAAATACTGCTGTAACTAGAAACAGATTCTTGTCTCAAGTTAATCCATACTTAGATTATGTACAACAAAGACAAGGTTTGTATGCATTCAGAGTTGTAATGGATGAAACTAACAACACTCCTGATGTAATCGATAGAAACTTACTTGTAGGTGCTATCTACTTACAACCAACTAGAACAGCTGAGTTTATTCAATTAACATTCAACATCTTACCAACTGGAGTATCCTTTGGTGCATAATTAAAAAATAACATTTGATGAAAAACAATACAAACATTAGATTACACGTATCTAAAGCCTTATTTGAAACTATTGCCAAAGAAGTATTAGCAGAAGCTAAGGTGAATGGCGGTGGTGCTTACACACAGGCTGTAAAAGTACCTAAGCAAGTAAAAGAAGTAAATGCAAAAGCAGATACTGACAAAATGAAGAAAATGGAAGAAATGTCTTCTAAAGAGAAAATGGCTAAAGGCCTTTACAAAGAAGATGACATGGAAGAAATGCAGGTTAATGTAGCTGAGGAAGGCGAAGTTGAAGAAGCTTTCGATCCTCAAACAGTAACAGACTTGCTTTCAGTATTAGCTGGAATGGGTGGTATTGCTTTAGGAGGTCTTGGTATTGTTAAATGGCAAGATAAAATCAAAGCAAAAAATCCTGAGTTGTATAAAAAATTACAAGGTGTTAGCTCTGCAATTTCAAAAGCTGACCCTAGTAAGAATCTAGAAGAGAAATCTGTTAGCTTAAATGAGTTACGTAAGCAAGCTAAAAACAAATAGTTAGATATTTATATTAAATACACCGCAAGATGCCAGTATTAGACCCAAATGAAATAATGTTCACTAGTTTTGAACCTACGGTTCAGAACCGATTTATAATGTATGTTGATGGTATTCCATCCTTCATGATCAAAAGTGCAACTGCTCCTAACGTAAACTTAAATGAGGTTAAGATTGACCATATCAACGTTTATCGTAAAATCAAAGGAAAGGCAGAATGGCAAGACATGACATTAAACCTTTACAACCCAATCTCTCCTTCTGGTCAACAAGCGTGTATGGAGTGGATCCGTTTATCACACGAGTCTGTAACAGGACGTGATGGATATTCAGATTTCTATAAGAAAGATTTAAACTTATCTATCTTAGGTCCAGTGGGTGATGTAGTGAGTGAGTGGATTATCAAAGGTGCTTTCGTTAAGACAGCAAACTTTGGAGCTTATGACTGGTCTAACCAAGACGCAATTACAATTGAATTACAAATTGGAATGGATTACTGTATATTAAATTATTGAGTCCTGAATTACTACTTTTTAAGAACTCCTTACTATTTATTAGAAAGGAGTTTTTTTATGTTAAAAAGTTATTTTCAAATTATCCGACAAGCCTTATCTAAAAGTAGAGTTAAAGGCAGTGTTTATTATGAAGCACATCATATAGTACCTAAGAGCTTTAGTAAAAAGTCTGGTACAGTTTTACTTACACCTCAAGAACACTATGAATGCCATAGAATACTTGCTCAAGAACTTGGAAAGCATCCTATCTATGGACAGAAAATGTTGTGGGCCTTTCATAGGCTAGCATATGATAAGCAAAGAAAGTTAACAGCGGACGAATATGCTGAAGCTAGATTAATTTTAATGCCTTTATGGAAAAGAAAATTCACAGAAGAACATAAACAAAAAATATCCAAAGCTCAAAAGGGTAATACAAATAATAGTAGTAGGGTTTACAAAGGTATGAAATCTCCTATTTCAGAAAAAGGCAAGCAAATTTTATCAGAATTAAGAAAAACTCAACTTACAGGTAAAACTGGATTAGACGCTAAAGCTAGTAAAGGTACAGTTATCTGCGAATACGAAGATGGTAGAATCATAGAAGCTGGAAGTGCACTCCAATTAGCAGGATTAACTAACCTTCCCCAGAGTACAGTAAGCTATAGATTAAACAAATTTCAAGGATTAATGAAGAAAGGCTATAAAATATACTATAAGTAGCTTTTTTATTTAATAAACCCTTTAAGTACAGTTAAGAACCTACCAAAAGCCTCTATTGCGATTAAATAAGCCACTACGAATACACCACAAAACGTTAAAAACACCAACATCCAGGTATAAACCCAACCTTCAGAGGTTTGAACCACAAAAGCAGCCCATATTACAGCTGCTACAAATGACCACCAAAGTATATTTAAAAGGTAGAAAACCACTATCAATATAGGCCAAAATAGCCTGATAATGAGTAAGATAGCTGTTATAACTACTAAACTAAGTAAAAAAGTTGAAAGGTTCATTTTATTAGATTTTGCATAAAGATACCAAGGTTACCCGATGCTGGCAACAGTTTTTAATAAAAAAATTTTTGGAATTGTATATATTTATTAGTACATTAATTTAAATAAAGACTATGTCAGAAAAGTTCACGTTACCTACAGAAACTGTAGAGCTTCCCTCTTTAGGAAAGGTTTATTCTCTTGAAAATCCACTATCTTCTGGTACTATTGAAATGAAGTACATGACTGCAAGAGAAGAGGACATCTTAACAAACATAAACTTGTTAAAACAAGGTATTGCTATTGAGAAGATGTTACAATCTTTGATTAAATCTCCAATCAATTACGATGATTTGTTGTTAGGAGATAGAAATGGTTTGCTTATTGCAGCACGTATTTTAGCTTATGGATCACAGTATTCTTTTGAATACAGCGATGTAGAGTCAGATACTAAAGAACAGGTTACTATTGACTTGCAAGCATTAGGTAATAAAGATGTTGATCTTAACCTATTTAACCATAAAAACGAGTTTTCCCTTGAATTACCAGCCTCAAAGAATGTAGTTACATTCAAGTTACTTACAGTTGGGGATGAAAAGAAAATAGACCAAGAAATAAAGGGATTTAAGAAGGCAACTAACTTACAAGCGGGTGAGCTTACTACAAGATTAAAACACCAAATAACGTCTATAAACGGTAATTACGACCAGAAAACAGTACGTGACTTCGTAGACAACTATTTACTTGCAAGAGATTCAAGTTATTTACGATCCTATATAGGAGATATTACTCCTGACATTGACTTATCAGTCAATTTTACTCTATCAAGTGGTAGAGAAGTTACAGAAAGTTTACCTCTAACAACAGAGTTTTTTTTTCCCGGGAGTTGAGTATAGATCTGTATTCAAACGAGAAGTATTTGAGCTAACCTATCATGGTGGTGGTGGCTTCTCGTGGTCTGAGGTAATGGATATGCCTGTTAATGAAAGGAGGTTAAACATTAAGTTTATTAACGAACACTTACAGAAAATCCAAGAAATCCAACAAGAAAACCAAATGGTTACTGCGGAGAAGCCTTTGACTACCAAACCTGGTATCAAAACCAATACCGATTCCAAGCCTACCTACAAATCCACAGTAAAATCTAAGAGATAGCTATTTATATTCAGCAAGCTAAACTAAATTTTAATGGCAACTACTGGAGAAAACTTATCACCAGACGAAAGAGAAGAAAGGGCTAGAATCCGCCGTCTTGAAGCAGAGGCTTTAAGTTGGAA